GCGGCTACCGTGACAATGCACCCCGCCAGATGTACGATGCGGTTTGCGCACAGTGCGGAAAACCCTGTCAGGTTCCGTTCCAACCCCGCACCGACCGTCCGGTCATGTGCAGCGATTGCTTCAGAAGCAACAGGTAATTACAAAAAGGTGCATCCATCATTGGATGCACCTTTCCTAAAAACGTCTGCAAGCCGCTAGGAGGCTTTTGTGCACGATATACGGACCAGAGCCATTGCAATGGTCGCTCTCATTGCTATTTGCACATCCATCGGATATTGGTTGTATCTATGGTCAACTGATGTCTTTCTCTATTGGGGCATAAGCTTTTTGCTTAGTCACTGGCTAGCGGCTTTATTTGCTTGTGTAGCATTAAGCACGATACTGATACACCCAATCCCAATCAAGGTGATCACGGTCGCCACGATCAATCTCGTCCTGTTCAGCTTGTTTAGTACGGTGATTCAACTCATGTTCAGACGAATTTGGTCTGAAGCCGCAATCCTTGGCTGGTTATGGCAGGGCGGAGTAGCTGCGTTCGGAAGTTGTACCGCTATTCTCATGTATGGTTTCTTCCATGGAAAACGCATGGTCATCAAAAACTATGTTGTCGACACGCCGCTACCCGTCATTGGCGGAGAATTGCGTATTGCTTTGATTTCGGATGTACATATGGGTCTGACGTTTGATGAAGCTCGTCTCCACCAACAGATAGATCGACTCAGTACAGAGAAACCCAATCTTCTGATCATCGCCGGCGATCTGGTGGATGATAGAACGAGCCCTGCACAGATGCAGGCAGCCTGCGCCATCGTTGGCAGTCTCGAGACAACCTATGGAACTTACTTTGTATATGGCAATCATGATCTTGCTAACCACGGGCCAAAACCGCCGTATACCAAAGCGGAACTAGATCAGGCACTCTCGGAACATGGTATCCGCATTTTGGATGATCAATGCCATTCCGTCGCCGGGTTAACGCTCATTGGTCGGCATGATGCCGCCTTTGCACGTCAGGCAAAACGTGCTCCTCTTGAACAACTTCTGGATGGCGTAGATAAGAGTAAGCCGATTATATTAATCGATCATCAGCCACGCGAGCTGAAAGAATCGGCAGCCGCGGGCGTGACGCTTCAACTCAGCGGCCATACACACGCGGGTCAAGTCTGGCCTATGAGTTGGTTTGTCCGACTGTTTACCTTCGCTTATGGACACAAATGTATCAATGGCATGCACGCGATCATATCCTCCGGGATGGGGAATCGCGGTTCTGTTCTGCGCAGCGGCAGTACCGCTGAGATGGTGTTAATCCGTTTACGCAACACCAACGGCTGATCAAAAAACGAGTAGTCCACGCTCATCATATACACTGTTTCCTTCACTTCCGCCATTTCTCAACGCTCGATCCAGTGCCATGATCGTTGCTACAGCACCGTCGATTTTCTCGGTGCTTTTTTCTTTGTCCGTCTTGATGTTCCCCGCCGGATCGGTACGGATGTAGATGTTATCCATCATCCAGCGCAGAACCGGTTGTCCACCGTGCGCGATCCTCTGCTCCAGCGTCAGCTTCATGAGCTCCTTCGTCGGTGGTGACATATCCTTGAACCCCTGACCAAACGGAACGACTGTGAAACCCATACCCTCAAGATTCTGTACCATCTGCACCGCACCCCAACGGTCAAACGCGATCTCACGGATGTTGTACTTTTTGCCGAGCTGCTCAATGAACGCCTCGATAAACCCGTAATGCACGACGTTCCCCTCGGTCGTCAGCAGGAATCCCTGCTTTTTCCAAAGGTCGTAGTTCACATGATCGCGCCGAACGCGAAGGTCGATGTTCTCCTCGGGAATCCAGAAGAACGGCAGGATCGCATATTTGTCCGTCTCATCCAGCGGTGGAAACACGAGCACGAATGCCGTGATGTCTGTGCTGGACGAAAGGTCAAGACCACCGTAGCAAACGCGCCCTTCGAGCAATTTGGGGTCAACCGGGAACGCGCATTTATCCCATATATCCATCTGCATCCAGCGGATCGCTTGTTTGACCCACTGGTTCAGCCGCAGCTGCCGAAATGCGTTCTCTTCGGCGGGGTTTTGTTGCGCGCTTTCGCACGCGGCTTTCACCTTTTCGATGCCCACCGTGATCCCCAGCGACGGATTCGCCTTCTTCCACACCTTCGGATCTGTCCATGAATCGTTCTCTTCGGTACCGTAGATGACCGGATAAAATGTCGCATCCGTTTTTCTGCCGTCAATAATATCCTTTGCTTTCGAATGGACTTCCCAGCAGATGGAGTTTGTGTTGTCGCCGGCGGTAGTGATCAGAAAGTAAAGCGGCTGCATCCGCGCGTCGCCGCTGCCCTTGGTCATAACGTCAAAGAGACGGCGGTTCGGTTGGGTGTGCAACTCGTCGAAAATGACGCCGTGTGTGTTGAAGCCGTGTTTGTTGGCGACGTCAGCGCTGAGTACCTGATAGTAGCTTCCTGTCGGCAGGTACACGAGCCGCTTCTGTGATGCAAGAATCTTCACGCGCTTTGCCAGCGCGGGGCACATAGTCACCATGTCCTTTGCGACCTCGAACACGATCGAAGCTTGCTGTCGGTCGGCTGCGCAACCGTAAACTTCGGCGCGCTCTTCGTTATCGCCACATGTCAAGAGCAATGCGACCGCAGCGGCAAGCTCAGACTTTCCATTCTTCTTTGGTATTTCGATGTACGCCGTGTTGAACTGTCGGTATCCGCTGGGCTTCAGTGTTCCAAACACATCACGGATGATCTGCTCCTGCCAGTCGATGAGCAGGAACGGCTTCCCCGCCCACGTACCTTTTGTATGTGCAAGGCACTCAATAAAGGCGACGGCATTGTCCGCAGCCTGTTTGTCATACACCGAGTCTTTCGCTTTGAATGGAGTCGGCGTGTATTTCTTCAGTTTCTTAATCACAGCCGCCTCTTTCAAACCGGCAGGCATAAAAAAGAGCCTCCTTTCAGGAAGCTCACGTGGTAGCCTGTGCGAATTAGTAGTATTCTCTCAAGATCTGCTTGTAAACCGCCTTCACCTGCGCGCCGCTCGGTTTCTTCGACCAGCCTCTGTCGTACTGTACGAAAAGCTGTCCGTCTTTCCAAATCTCTAACTTCGAAATCCGTCCGCCTGAAATCCCGTACTCCGAACCTTCGTCGTATTGCTTGATGTAAAAGCTGTACCCGTCAATCGTCCCTTTGATCCACATTGCTTTGCCCTCCGTGCTTTGTTGATTGCCTTTCGGCATGTGTATCTATCACTCTAGGGGCGTTCAATAGCAAGTGAATTCTGTAATAAATCCTCGACATTTTCTGTAATAGTCATTGGAAAGGAACTCATCTGTTTTTGGGGGTGACAGCGAACACGGAAGCCCGCGTGAGCCTCCGTGTTCGCATTGTTTCGTGCCTCAATCGTTCTTGGGGCAACCGTCCAATCCGTTTCATGAANNCATGAACGCACTCAGTGGCGGCGACGTTGCGCGACGCGGCGTTGCAGCGACTTATGCGCTCGATGCGCCATGATCGCCATCCTGTACCGCCGCTTTCAGAATCTCTGCATCAAACCCCGCTGCTCTGTACCCTTCCAGAAGAGTGCTGTAATAGAAAGCGCTCGGCTTGTTCTGTGGTTTGTTGCCAATCAGGATGTATACATAAGCATCCATCGCAGCACCATTCAAGCGTACTTTTACCGTATCCTTTCGGTACAAATCTGGCTCCCCGATCCAGCGGTCGAGCGCAGCTTCGTCCTGCAAGGGTGCTTCCCAAAGTAGTGCGGGAACACTGAAACCCTTCGTCTTTTCGATCGTTGCAACCGCGCAAGCATTGCCACCGCGAAACGCAAGTTTGTAATTTTTTAGCTCCGACATTCCGAGCAACTTTGCAGTAGGGCAATGCTTCGCCATTTCCGTACGGTTGAGGCCGACGCCATAGGCGGCATACAATCGATTACTCATTTTCCTCAATCCTCCGGCACTCATCTTCGCCAAATACGACACCGAGTGTACTGCCGCAATCCCAACTCACATGGATCGTGCCGATATCGTCGACCATCGTTACTGTACCCTGATCACCCTGTCGCAGGTTAGTGTAAGGATCACTCATGCGAATCAGCATCACCCGTGTGCCGGATGTG